GGAGCTCGAGCGCGATGCGCACGCCCCTGGTATGAAAGCGCCGCCGGGCGGCTTCGAATGCTTCGAGGGCTTCTTGCTGCTCGGGGGTCATCGGTTCTCTCCAGGGCGCGGATGGCGCGATGTGGAAAGCTTAATGCGTGTATACGCATCCGTCAAGTACATAATTGAAAATAGTCTAGATCTCTGTCACACTCCGAGCATGCAAGCACTCATTGATTACATGCAGCTATCGGGTCTATCGCAAGTGGCGCTCGCTAAGCGCATAGGGGTCAATCAAGGACAGCTCAACCACTGGGTGCACAAACGGCGCTCCCCGAGTGCTGAGAATCTCAAGCTGATCTCACAGCGCACGGGGATTAGCCTTGAAAAGCTGGTGAAAGATCTGTGAGCGACGGTGTTGATTCGAATGCGGCAAAAGGTCTTGAGACCCTCCCTGGCTATCTAAAGCGACTCCTGCTGCTTAGCCTCATCAGCTACACGATCGCCGCAGGGTGGGTCTTGTGGACGCTATGCCGGTGGCTCGAGCGGTGGGCCCTACGATAGAAACCCCCAAAACGACAAAACCCCCGGGGTTAACCGAGGGCTTGACGGGAACTTATGAAAAGTCCGAAACTGCGTGTGCAACCAGCGCGTGAGAAGAATACCAGCAGTTCATGGTGGACTCAACTTCCCGCTAGGGTGCCGTCAGAGCCACGACAGTATGTCGGCCGAAGCGGGTCCAGTCGCTCACAAACCGCTATCCCGGGTTCAGCTGCGCCAATTGCTTCCCGGTCGAAGTGCTTTCGGAAAGAGTCAGAGCTTCTCGTTCCGAGACTGCACCGCGTTGGGGAATCCCATGAAAGTGGGGCCGGATGACCCTCCGGAGGGGACCTGAGTAGCTGCGCTGCATTGCCCGAAGGGCAGGCAGGCAGGGAAAGGGCCTTTATCTCGACCTGAGGATTTTATGATGCGACCAGTAGATGAGTCGTGCGCCAGCACGGGGCAAGAGTCAAACCCAAGTGAAGCCTCAACGGCTATGACGTCGCGGACACTCAATGCAAGAGCAGATGACCGCCCTGGACGGACTCAAGAAGCCACAGCAGGAGAATGACTCCGATGATGACGTACAGCACGGTCTTGACGATGGAGGGAATGCCCGGTACTTGCGCCACGCCCCACAGGATGAGGCCGATGATGCACAAAACTATGAAGGCGGCTAGTAACGTGCTGATCATAAAGGGTACAACGCACGAGAATCCATTTGCTTCCTCCCGCCGGACACGAAAGTCTATACACCCTCGCTGGGCTCTTGATCCTCAAGTGCCAGCCGCCAAAGAGTGCGAAAAACACAAGGCACCTGCGACTCATCAAAGAGCTCGGGGTAGCGTAGAATAAGCTTGAGAAGAAACTCGCTCATGGTGCTGATATCCATACGCAAATGATATTCCATGCCTAGGCAGAGATCAACGTGGGCCGAGTGACTGCGTATCAGCCTATGCAGCCGCTGCATGTTGCTACGGAGGCGGAAATCTCCGCGATGCATGCGAGACTTGCGCGACGAGTCAATGGCAGTAGCGGGGAGCGCATCGTTGCAGTGGCGCTACCAGACGGAGCCAGCGGAGAACCCGCTGAATCGAAACCGTCCCCGCTGGCTGCCACCCCTACCCTGCAATGGGAAAGGCCTCCCAAAGGCGCTACGGCGGTCTATACGACCGATAAACGCTATTGCTGCTCAAAGGTCACGGTGCAAGGACAGACGCAGTACGAGCTGTGGAAAGCGGTGAAGGGGGGTCTGTGGGCCCGTCCGCTTGCGAGCCAACTGAAAAGTTTTGATGAGGCCAAACGGTTCGCCGAAGAGGATGCTGGTAAAGCCGATCGGAAGGAAGAGGCAGTATGACGCTGCGCCGTACCTCCCGGCGCGATGACAATGAGATGCCGATCATCCGCGCACTCGAAGCCATCGGCGCGCAGGTTAAACCGTTGCATCGTCCCTGCGATTTGCTCGTGCGCTGGCGCGGTCAAATCCATCTGCTGGAGATCGATAATCCCGCCAGCAAATATCGCCAGCGCGATGCGAAACAGCTTGAATTCCTGCGCCTTTGGGAGGTGGCGATGGTGCAAACCCCCGCTGAGGCGTTCCATGCAATTGGCGCCTCTCACCACGCTTGAGTGATTGTTTCTAATCCCGCGTACTGCTATAACCCATTCTTTCCAGGGAGTTTTTATGGCTGAAAAGGCACGCGATGTGAAACTCGGCGATCTCATGCGCACCGCTAAATCGAAGCCCAAGAAGAAATTCGCCAAAGACTACAAAGAAGCGAAGCGCGCCTGTGGTTAGCGAATTCTCCAAGCTCGAACGCAAACTCGCCCACAAAAAGGGTGTGAAGAATCCTCGCGCCTTGGCTGCCAAGATCGGCGATGAGGCCATCGGTAAGCATGAGATGGCCGATCGCTCTGCACAATCCCGCGAGAAGCATAAACGCGAACGCAGAAGGCACTGATATGACCGAGCACACGAAGCCCGTGAAAGTCCCGGACAACTGGGATGCGAATGGCACCTCCAAGGGCAAGTCCAGCGGCCCCGTGGGGCCCACCCCTGACGCCTCACGGCCCAAGAAGTAAATGGACTCGAAGGTCTTCAGTCGTGGCGCCGAGCTCTCTCACAAGACCACGACCTACATTCCCGCAGATTGCAAGCTACGCCCCTTACGCGATCAGATCATCCTTGAGCCCATCGATAACGCATTCTCAGCTGTCGTGATCGTGATCAACGAATCAAAGCCCATCCGCGGAATCGTACGCGCCATCGGTCCAGGCGTCTATCCGATCACATACGATCACCCTGACAAGCACCGGCGCACCAAAATGTCCTGGGGTAAGCACTTGCGCCCCTGTGACGTGAAAGTCGGCGATATCGTCAGTATCGAATCCTTTGAGCGCCAGACTCTGTACTGGGGCGAAAAAATCCATCTCATCTGCCGTGAGGAGGACGTTCGTTTCATCGAACGTGCTGAGTCCCATGTCCAGGCGGCATAACACCATCCACGAGCCCTCCAGAGGCGCTCGGCGCGTGCTTGAGGTTCCCCAGCACATCGCCCCACCCGAAGCACCGCCACAGGACCAAACGCCCGAGGAAAAGGCCCACGCCGCAGGCTGGATCAAAGGTCAGCTCCTAAACGTGCGCAACGCCGGCAGTCATTACAACGTCACGCTGCTCGGGGAGGAATACGACCCCCGTCATCCCGAGCGCTGCCTGCAGTTCACGAATGTGGGAGAGTGTCAGGACTGGGTCTCACGTTGGTACGCTCCCGAAAGTGGGGGTAGGCCGTTCTGAAATGGCTCAACGTGGTGCCTGGACCCCTCAGAAAGTACGTGATCGTATCCGAGTGAGCATGCTCGTGAAGCGCCTTACGGATCATGCGGTTGGTAAGGTTGAAATGAGTCCTACGCAAGTCAAGGCCGTCGAAGTGCTTCTGAAGAAATCCTTACCGGATCTCGCGGCGATTGAGTTATCTGGCAAAGAGGATGGTGCACCGATCGCACTCACACTCAATGGTTCGGATGTCGATGGTTGAATTTCATCTTACGGATAAACAGAAAGAAGCCCAGGAACTGCTCAACGGGCCCGCGCAGCACGTCATGCTGGCCGGTGGGAGCCGATCGGGAAAGACGCTGCTGATCGTGCGCAAGATCATCCAGCGCGCCCTGAAGGCTCCAGGCAGCCGCCATGCGATCCTGCGCTTTCGGTTCGGCCATTGCATTCAGTCGATTGTGCACGGCACCTATCCCACGGTGCGTAAGCTGTGCTTCCCCCAGATCCCTTTTACCCCGAAGGAGATCAACCACAGCAGTTGGTTTGCTACGCTTCCTGGGGGGAGTGAAGTCTGGTTTGGAGGTCTAGACGACAAAGAAAGGGTCGAGAAGATCCTGGGCAACGAATACGCCTCTATCCTGCTCAACGAATGCAGTCAGATCCCGTACGCCTCGCGCAACATGGCCGTGACTCGTCTCGCCCAGAAGGTCGAGGACCGCGCCACAGGCAATCCGCTGCGCCTGAAGATGTACTACGACGAGAACCCACCAGATAAAGGCCATTGGTCGTACAAGCTCTTCAAGACGCATCAGGACCCAGATAGCAAGCAGTACCTGCCTGATCCTGAGAACTATGGTTTCATGCAGCTCAATCCGCGCGACAACGTGGAAAACCTGCCGCCTGAATACCTCAAGACCCTCGAATCTCTCCCCCCGCGATTGCGTAAGCGCTTCCTGGACGGTGAGTTCCGCGACGCGGCGCCCAATGCGCTCTTTAGCGATGAGGTGCTCGAGCGCTGGCGCGTGATCGACCAAGAGCTGCCAGAAATGCTGCGTCTGGTCGTGGCCGTTGATCCATCAGGAGCCGATGACGATGAGAATGCCGACAACGACGAGATTGGAATTGTTGTGTGTGGCCTCGGAGTCAATGGCAACGGATACGTACTCGAAGACCTCACATGTAAAGCTGGGCCTGCCACGTGGGGCCGCGTTGCCACACAAGCTTTTGAGCGACATGCAGCAGATCGAGTTGTCGCGGAGATTAACTTTGGCGGCGCAATGGTCCGCTCGACTATCCAGGCCGCGAGACCGCGTACGCCATTTCGTCCAGTTACAGCTAGCCGCAGCAAAGTTGTCCGGGCAGAGCCTATCTCCACCCTCATAGAACAGGGCAAAATCCGCATGGCCGGCGTCTTCCGCGAGTTGGAGGACGAACTGACTGCGTTCACCACCTACGGCTATACCGGCGACCATAGCCCCAACCGGGCAGACGCCATGATCTGGGGAATGAGCGACTTGTTCCCCGAAATGCTTAAGCACGAGGATGAGATCAAGAAGCCGCACCTGCCGCAGTTCATCCATCGTCCGTCACGCACGGGATGGATGCGCACTTGAGCATCTGCATTCCCGGCTATGACGCAAGCGTACTCTATGATCGGCATGGCCATGCTCAAGAAGCGGAGATGTTGCGTCAGCGCATCGCTATCGCTTCACCGGTGAGGGACGCCACATGAGTGAGGCCGACGAGAGTGCCCGCGAGTTCTTGGCCATTTCCAAGAAAGATATATGGCTCGAGGCCCGTGACCGCCAGCAAATCTGCGCTGACCGGGAGAGCAGGGATCGTCCACGCGCGAAGACGGAGATCCTGTTCCGGGAGGGTGAAGGCCATTGGGATAGCGATGTCGTCACCACGATGAGTGCTGAGTTACCAGAACTCACCATCAACCTCACCGATGCACTGTGTCAGCGCGTTGAGAACAACATGGGCGAGCAGGAGCGCTCCGGCAAAGCGCATCCCGTGGGTAGCGGTGGCGATGTCGAGATTGCGGAGATCATTGACGGTATCCTACGACACGTTGAGACGCGCTCGGAATCATGGATCGCCTATGCGCAGGCTCGCAAGAGCGCAGTGACTCATGGATGGGGCTATTTCCGGCTAATTGCCGAGTGGGAGCACGAGCGTTCCTTCCGCAAAGACTTGCGTATTCTGCCCATCCGCAACGTATTCACGGTCTACATGGACCCCGAGGCAATCATGCCCTCGGGCTCGGACCAGAATTGGTGCGAAATCGTCATCGATATGCCCTGGACGGAGTACAAGGCCCGTTATCCCCGCGCGGCCGCGATACCCTGGACATCGGTCGATCGGCCTGACATCAACCAGAACTGGTACGACAAGGAGAAGATCCGCCTTGCGGAGTATTTCCGCGTCCGCGAGAAGATGGAAAAGCTCTGGGGGGTGCGGAACGTGGCCAGCGGCGAGGAGCGCGCGCTCTTTGAGTCCGAATTACCTCCCCAGCTCTCGCCAGCCTGGCAGAAAGAGGGCTCGCGAGACTCACTACGGCGCGCTGTGGAGTGGTTTCGGATCAACGGGCAGGATGTGATCGAGCGCGCGCAGCTTCCCGGAGAATGGATTCCCGTGTTTCGGGTCGAGGGCAACGCAGTCGATGTGGATGGCGTAGTCACCCGCCGGGGCATGATCAAATCCATGATGGACCCGCAGCGAATGGTGGATTATGGCGAGACGAGTAAGATCAAACGTTTGGGCCTTACGCCTCAATCGCCGTGGGTAGCGGCTGAGGGGCAATTGGACGGCCATCCCGAATGGACCGATGCCAACCGCGATCCTTTCACGGTCCTGACGTACAAGCCCATCACGATCATGACCGCGCAAGGCGAAGTCCCCCTGCCGCCCCCGCAGCGGCAGCCGCCCGCCCAGATTGAGCAGGGCTTCGCTGAGTTCGTGCAGGGCATGCGCACCAATTTGCTAGCTGTGGCGGGCATGCCGAATGAGCCTGGCCAGGACAAGCAGGGGCAGGTCGTCTCCGGCATCGCCCTCGACAAGCGCCAGCTTCTCTCCGATCAGTCCCATCTGCAGTACGCCAAGAACGAGGATAGCGCGGTTACTCAATGTGCCAGAGTGGTCGTGAGCTGGATTCCGACCTACTTTAACGAGCCCAATCGCGTGCAGCGAATCATCGGGGCGGATTCCAAGCCGCAAATGGTCACGCTCAACCAGCAGGACCCCAATGATCCATTGGGTAAAGTCATCAACGACGTGTCGGTAGGCCGCTATGATGTCGTGCTCTCCACTGGACCCAGCTTTGAGACCAAGCGTCAGGAGGGGGCCGAAAACCTCCTGGAAATGCTGAAGATCCAGCCCCTGGCTGAGATCATCGCCAAAGTGGGTCCTGATCTCGTATTCCGTTCAATCGACCATCCTTATATGCAGGAGCTGGCCGATCGGCTGCTCGCGCAGACCCCAGATGGGCTCAAGCAGATCATGGAAGAACTCCCCGAGCGGGCGCGATCCATTGTCACCGCGCTCTCGAATGAGAATGCGAGTCTCAAGCAGGCGCTGCAGCAGGCCCAAATGGAGCTTAAGACCGGGTTGGCCAAGGCGCACTTGCAGGCCACCGTCAAAGCGCACGATGTCGAGGAATCCAATAAGACCAAGCGCCTGGATACCGCCGTCAGAGCGCATACCGCGCTCGCGGTGGAGGAAATCCGCGCTGGCGCCTCCCTCATGAATACCCACGTCGAGGCTGAACACCACCGACGCGAAGCTGAAATGATGATCGAAAATGCCGATCGCACCGAAAAGAATGGAGCCGCCTAAATGGCCGTCACCGTACTCGATAGTAAAGACCTGATCACTCACTTGACCACTGGCGAGACACCCGTCCCGGCCGGCATCGCCGAGGACAACGCCAAACAGAAGGCTGCGGCCGATAAGGAGAGCGGTAAGACGACCGCCGTCACTACGCCTGAGGACAAAAAGCCGCCCGAGAGCGAGAAGAAAGGCGCAACGAATGCCGATGACGATATGGAAGGCGAGGACGGCCTCACCCCCCGGCAGAAACGCGAACTCTCCGCGACCATGCTTAAGGCGATCGGCAAGAAACATCGTGAGATGAAGGAAGCCGAGGAGTTCGCCGCCGATCAATACAACAATCGACGCTTGGCCGAACAGCGGGCGCAGGAACTAGAGGCTGAGTTGGCTAAGTGGCGTAAGCCGCCCGCGAAAGTGGAGGCGCCGAAAGAGCCCAAGCGCGAGGATTTTCAGACCGATGCCGCCTTCGCCGATGCGATCATCGACTATAAGGTCGAGCAGAAACTGCGTAAAACGCAGGCCGAGGAAGCTCAACGACGCGCAGAGGCCGAGCAGGCTGCGATTGTTTCAGCCGCTCAGGATTGTCTGAAAGCCGCTGCCGCGCTCGTTCCCGATTTCGAAGAAACCATCGATATTGATCTCAATGTGCCCGGCCACATCGCCGCCTACATGCAGCGCTCACCGCTCTTTGCCGAGCTGGGATACCACCTCGCCAAGCACCCAGAAGTGTTGGCTGAGCTTCGCAAGCTGCCTCCTGCTGAGGCCCTAGTTGAAGTTGGCGTGATAAAGAGTACACTTAAGCCATTCTCGGAAACCCATAAGGGAGATGAGAAAGCCGCAAACGGCGCTGAGCCGAGCAAGAAGTCCAACGGCGAGTCCACGCCGAGCACCACGGGCGAGAGCCCGAGCAAACCCCGCGGTACCGCACCGGTCATCACGCCGTTGTCGTCGGGTTCCAGCTCCCAGGTTGAGAAAGCCCCCGCTGAGATGAGCACGCGGGAGATGATTCAAGCCTGGCAGAAGAAGGAAGGACGCAACTTGGGGCTTCGCAAGCGCCACTGACCCCTGCCGTACACGCGGAAACCCAATGGTTTCTGCTTGAAGGTGTACGGCTTTGCGTTCTGGCTGCGAATCAAGCACAGGTCTATCTCGCTCAGAGTTCAATGAGACGCTCACGCGTCGCTTTAAATCCAAGTGCGGGGCGCCCGATGCCAAGGGATGCGTTTCTTGGCTGGCGTGGAAGACCAAGAAGGGCTATGGAGTCCTTCAGCTTGCCAGCACCGGTTCCCCTAAGACGTGCGCCCATCGCATCGCATGGGTGCTTAAGCATGGAGATCTGTCTCCAGGCGTCCTAGTCCTCCATCGCTGCGACAACCCGTCCTGCGTCAATCCTGATCATTTATTCCTCGGCTCTCCGAAAGCAAACACCGATGACATGGTATCCAAGGCTCGCCACGCTTGGCGATGCGGGACTCCATGGCAGAAGTTGAATGCAACGGATGGCGAGCGGATTCGTGATCTGCGGCGCGCTGCCTGTACTCAACAAGAAGTTGCTGACTGGCGTGGCGTAAGCCGCCCGCTCATTTCCCTGATCGAGTCGGGGAAAGTTCAGCATTCTTCGATAACTGCTTGAAGGAGCAGCGAAAATTGCGAATCAACTTCTGACAATCAGCATGATCACCAATCGGGCGCTGCCCGTATTGGCGAATCGTTGCATCCTGGTCGATAAATTCAACCGGCAGTGGGACAAAGAATTCGGCGTCAAGGGCCGCAAGATCGGCGCAACCGCCAATGTGCGTGTGCCCCCTCGCTATTTGGGTACCTTCGGTCCCGCGCTCAATGTCGAGCCCTCCACCGAGAACTACTATCCGGTATCGATCCTGTATCAATACCACGTCGATATCCAGTTCAACACGATTAACATGTTGCTGGACATTGATGAGTTCGAGTCCCGCTTCATCAAGCCGGCCGTCAAGACGGTCGCGAACCGGTGGGATTCGGACGGCGCGTACTTCGCGCTCCAGCAGACCGCGAACCGCGGCGGCACGCCGGGTACGACGCCCACATCCTTCAAGGCATTCTCGGATGCTCGAGCGACGCTCGTCTCCGAGGGCATGATGGGGCTGGATGAGGTCGAGCCTTGTGCGATCCTGCATCCTCTCGCCAATTCGGCAATGGCCGACTCGCTAAAGGGCCTCTTCAACCCCCAGGCGCGGATTTCCGAGCTCTACGAAACCGGTATGGTTGCGGCCAAGACCGCTGGGGCCGACTGGTTCGAGGATCCGAACATCGCCAGCATGACCACCGGCACATTGACCGGTACGCCTGTGCTGGCGGGCGCCACTTCCGCCTCTGGCGGTACGGCGCTCCTGACCTCCGGATGGGCTCAGACGGGTACGTTTGAGATTTCGGGCCTCACCAACACGGCCGCTCAATGCTATGTCGGTGACACGATTACCGTTCTCGGCGTATACCCCGTAAACCCCCAGAATCGCGGCCGATACGGCAATGCGCTGAAACAATTCGTGGTACTCCCACCGGGTGGCTACGCCCAAATGGTGGGCTCTGCAGGTCCTGGCGGCCCGCAGTTCAACACCGCAACGCTGGCGCACGGCACGTTCAACGCCGCTACTGGACTCTATACGTCCAACGGTTCGGGATTGCTCACCGTCACCGTCGGTGAATGTCTGATCTCCGGCGGTCAGTTCCAGAACGTCAGTGCGGCTCCTGTGAGCCCCTATACGCTGGTACTCAACGGTGGAGCGGCAGCCCCGACGAATAGCACGGAGAACCTCTACTTCCACCGCGACGCCTTCGCGATGGCGGTGGTGGATCTACCGCTACCGCGTACGGCGGTCGAGGCATCGATGGCCTACGACGAGGAGCTGGGACTCTCAATGCGTATCGCGACCCAGTACACTATCAACAACGATGCGGAACCGACCCGTATTGATACGGCCTATGGATTCGCGAGTCTATATCGCAACATGGGCTATCGGATCTCGGGGTAGAATCAGTCTGGTCCCATCTGGAGTAATTTCGCAATGGCTAACCCCTCAGTAACAAACGTGGATGGGAGTAATCCGGGTCCCAATGTCGTTACCTCGCCCGATACGGTACAAATGCCGACCGGCAACCTCTGGAAGGTTGGCGTTTTCAATCTCACGCTTTCGCCGAGTTCCGTCGCGCCCAACACCTCGGTTGAGAAGACCTTCGCCGCAACTGGCATTGGCTTGCTCACGACCGATTTGGTGGTGGTGCAGAAGCCCACTACTCAGGCGGGTCTCGTGATGGGCGGCTCGCGCGTCTCGGCGGCCGACACGCTCGCCATCAACTTCGGTAATCTCACGGCGGCCACGATCACCCCGACCGCCTCCGAGGTCTACACGGTGGGCGTATTCCGCGTGCAACCGAACTGGTCTGCGCCGACCACGGGCAACCAGATCGATTGGTAATGAATGAGCACGCGCGTGATGTTCGGGACACCGACCTTCGACAAGTCGGTATCCGTGGACTTTCACACCAGCATGCTGGAAAGTGTGCTGGAACTGCAACGCCATGGAATCCCTTGGTGTACGCATACCCCTACGGGTCAGCATTGGACCGATCTCGCGCGTAACGAGACGGTCCAGGCGTTTAAGAAATCAGACTGCACGGACCTTCTCTTCATCGATGCCGATGAAGGATGGGATGCGAAGGTGCTCCCGCGCATCCTCATGTACGATGAGCCGATCGTCGCGGCGCTCCCTCCCAAAAAGTGCGATCCACCGACCTTTCACTGCAACGCGCTGACCGGGCGGATTGCATCCAATGGTCTGATGGAAACGCTTGAGGCCGGTACGGGTTTTATGCGCATCAAGCGCTCCGTATTCGCGCGTATGGACGCCGCTTTTCCTGAGCTGCGCGAACTGCAGGAAGGCGAATTTGGTTGGCCCGATATGCCTTACTTCCAGGCTGGCAACACGAAGTACGGACGTCTCGGGGAAGATATTTTCTTCTGTCGCCAATGGGTCGCAATGGGCGAGAAGATCTGGATCGATGCCGATGTCACCTTCACCCACCGCGGCAGCCATGCGTGGAAGGGTAATTTCTATGAACACGCGGTGAAGACGGGACTGTTAAAGCTCGCCGCTTAGGAGAGATCGTGTCTACGAATGATGTCATTCGCGGGAATGTGGCGCGCAAGCATATCCTGAATGTTGTGCTTTCCCCCGCTTCCGTTGCGCCAAACACATCAGCAGAGCAAACCTTCACTGTCACGGGATTGGCGGTGGGCAATTTCGTTGATGTGAATAAGCCTACCGCGCAGGCAGGGCTAGGGATTGTAGGTACGCGTGTGAGCGCTGCTAATACGCTCGCCATCACGTTCGCGAATTTTACCGCCGCGACGATTACCCCTACGGCTTCGGAGACTTACACCATTTCGACCGAACACACTTATTACCAACCGATTCCTAGCGCTCTGTAAATAGGGCCAACAAGGTCCGAAAGTCATGAAAAAGCGAGTCATTGGCGGATTCTTCCTGCTCATTCCCCTTGTTTGTTGGGCGCTCACCGCCGTTCATGTATCGCTGCTGGTCAACGGTAGCGCGAGCGGCTCGCCGACTTTCTGGCCAGGGGGTATTGGAGTATTCACCGCAATCGGCACCTTCAATGGCGCGACCGTCAAGTTGCAATTCCAGGGGCCTGACGGCAGCACGCTATTAGATGCGGGAGCCGCTACGACGCTAACCGCTGCCGGTGCGGGCGTGTTCTATCTGCCGCCTTGTAATATTCAGGCCACGGTTGTGGGCGGCCCTCCGAGCGGTATTCAAGCAGCCGCTGATCGAGTACCAGAATGATTAGAAATCTATTTATAGGCTGCCTGGCATGGCTGGGTGGCCTTTCTCTTGCTTTGGCCGACGTGACGGGTCTCGTAACGCCTCCAGGTGGTACAGGCGCAGGCACTCCCGGTGGCTCTAGCGGCCAGGTCCAGTATAACAACGCGGGGGTGTTTGGCGGCTCGTTGCTGACTTATGCAGCGAATGGGGGTAACGGTCTTCGACTTCAGCTCACGCCGCAATCGACCTCTGGTACGCCGCATTCCATTGAAAAGCCTTCTATTGTCACGAATGCCGAGTCCTGCTTCACAGGAAATTATTACTGCGATTGGATTCAAGCGTTTGGCTATAACTTCGATCCAAACACTGGGATCATCGACACGACCGATCCCTATGCGACGGCATGGCAATTCGAGACGAACTATGAGCCTGCCGTTAAAACTTCGACTGCGACGAGTGGCACTACCACAACGACGTTGAATGATACGACGTTATCATTGTCGGTAAATGGCCTTATTAATTACACGTTATACGATTCTACTAGGGGCGCTTCTGCGCTGATCACATCCAATACAGCGACTAGTGTAACGGTTGGCACTCCCATCACTGGAATGACTAGCGGCGATTCTTATCAGATTCTAGTTCACAACGCCGAAACGTATCTGGCTACTGATTTTGTGCCTGATTCGATACGGCCTTATTTCATGGCTTTCAATAAGTCACATTCAAATATAGGTCCTATCACGATTACTGGAGCTACAAATGCGAATCCAGTCGTGTTTACTACATCAGGACCGCACGGACTGGTTTCATCGTCCTCTGTTTTCACGAATACGGATTATGTGTGGTTTACGGGTCTCCCTGGTACTTTCGGTTCAACGATGAATAGTAACCAGTACATTGTTACTATCGTTGATTCTACGCATTTCTCGGTACCCGTGAATAGTACTAGTTTCGGATCTTATACGTCCGGTGGTACTGCACAAATTGTGCCGGTTGCTATTACTTCAAATATTATGGTGTCGAACAACGCACTGAGCGGTCTACAGTTCTACATACCTCCCGCGAATCTTGCTATCAACTCGAACAACTTGCTAGCAGAGTTCAATCCGAACGGAACGTTTCAATTTTACCAGCCCGGAGCGAATGGACTAAATGGTAGCCCCGACACGGTGATGCAGATTTTTAGCGGCACAGGGTCTAACTCTCGTATTGATATGTACGGGGGGAACTACACTGGCGGGATTATCTTGACGAGCCGTACAACTGCGGTTGAGCCAGGCCGGGAACAGAAGCTTTTATTTGATAGTGGCGGCGCAAATGGGCAGATCCTTTATGACTGTACGCGCAACGGCTCATGTCAGATTGGGGATACTGGGTACACTTCTATTACGGTTAAAAATTCTTCGTATGCTTCTGGATTTTCGTTGCAACCAGCGTACAGTTCTTTGTCCTACCAGCCAGGTCTAATTACTTCGATCGTTAACACGAAGAGCGTCTATTCCAAGGTAGTAAAATCTTCCACTGTAGACAATATAGAGGGTTCTGCCCAGTCGCTCACGACCTGCACCACGAATCCAACTATCACGATGTATGAGTGTGGAACAGACGCTACGTGCGCATCCCCCACGACAATAGGCTCTACAATGATTACGGCCACTGGACAGGCGTTTGACGGAACGGTAAGCAATGCAGCTATTGGCGCTGGTCATTACGTTGGTTGGGCAATCTCGGCCGGTGCATGTGCGTCTCTGGATATAGGCGCCACGGCTCAGGTGCATACCAATTAATGCCATCCCGTCGCTTCATCGTCTATCCGCAGGGGGGAGGAGTCCCTCTCCCAGCTCCTTCACCACCCCCAGTCTATAACTGGGCGAACGATATCGTGTTGATGCCACGGCAGAGAAAGTCTGTCGTGAGGGGCGAGCCTTCTGGTTATAAGGCTGTTTCCGGGGTTCTGCAAAACAGCGGCATAACGGTTCCACCCTCCTCCTATTTGGGTGCCCCGCGCACCGCGCGCTACATGATCGGCGGCAATCAGGCGTTTGTGGGAAGCCCGAGCGCCATTGCCGCCGAAGCCTTGATTAACCTGTCCATCTTTCAGAATTTCAACGGCCTTGAGCAATCGATGGTTTCGACCTATGGGAAAAATTTTCCACAGGTTTTGGCCGCCATCGCCACCGCTGCGGCGACTGCGGGCAATACCTATTGCAAGCAGGTGCCATATCACATCATGGAGTGCGCCAGCAATACCGGCGGCGCGAATCAGACACTCACCGTACAGTACAACGCGGTCAATACTAATAACTGGTTTTTGCGCACATCGTGGCCGAGTGGAAGTCTGATTGGGCAGGGAACGGCGAATACCAATGAGGTCAACTGCGGCACTCAAACTTCAGTCGTCAGCACAACCTTCGGAAATGTGAATTACGCGCAGTGGTTCGCGTACTATTGCTGGAATTTGTTTCATCTGGGTAATGGCGGTACTCTGGGGGAGAGTACCTATCCTGTCGCGTGCAGCGCATGGGCTGGGGATTTCAACGACAATTTCTTCAACGCGACGCGCCAGACGGGCGCGTGGGGAAATAATACGACGAGTTATGTCGCGGGCAACGCAACGTCGAACGCATATCTGCAAAAAGGCCAAGCGCAGCATATCTCGCAACGTCGGGCACTGAATACGGATCTGCAGCTCGCCAACTGCGACTGGTTCTCCAATACTGGTGCGGTCTATGACCCCAGCATGCTGAATATCCTCGACGGGCAACTTTGCGAATATACCCTCGGAAATTTCGGCAATTCAGCCGAGAAGTACATGAATTTCTCGACACTCGTCTCTCAGTTGTTACTCTCGGCGAGCAACCTGCTCAATGCGAGAAACATTACCATGATTGGGCACTTGACTCCCGATCAAACGACTCGGTATTGGCCTACTTCGCAATCGAGTTGGATCGCGGAGGATTGGCAAGGCATGCGCTTCGGGATTGCGCTGGCGGCGATCCTGGATATGTTCCATGCACCCTCTGTAGGGAGCACGAGTGGCGCACCGACGCCGACCTATCCCGCTCAGCTGAATTCGATCCTGAGGGCGGACGAGTACGGCGGGTTCGCCAGTGGTCCGGGTCTCAACTGGTTGCAGACCCCGATTGACTCTGTGGCGACAGCGATCGTTCCCTGGCAGGGTAGCTATGCGGGAGGTAACGCCGTATTGCGGCGGCGATGGGTTGAGGGAACAGTCTATCTCTTCCCTTATGGAAATTCCGGACCAGTGAGTTTCAGTGCTTCGGGTCATTATCTGGCCACTCAAGGTTATGGAGATCCCACAGTCAATACAGGAGCGGCGTTTACCTCCATAACAGGTCAGGTCAGAGACGCGATTTTTACATTGCCTTAAAATCATGGCGCAATCCATCTTACAATTCACCTCGACAGACCCTAATACGTCCGCATCCTCCACGTCATTGGCGTTTGGATCGAACGTCACGGCAGGCTCGACGCTCCTTGCCCTAACGATGTTGAATTTCACATCGTTAGGGGCAACGCCATTTCAGGACACACTTAGCAATACGTACACCTTGATCAACAAGGCACAATCGAGCGCCGGGCCTGGCAATCAGACGTTCTACCTCTATGCAGCCTCAAACAGCCATGGAGGCGCAAATACTGTTCAATTGAACTTGGCAACAGCGTCTGCGGTGCGTGGATTATTGATTCTGGAGGTGGGCGGGACGGCCGCTTCTCCTCTGGATGGCTCGGCGCATAATGATCAAGCTTCTCCCGGGACCGGAGCGGGTGCGGTTCTTTCCGGGAGCGCTAGCAACGCGAATCAGCCCGCGCTCGCGATCGCATTCTCTCTGCCGATCTTCACTAACTCAGCGCCCACCGCGGTAAGCCCCTATACGAGCCAGGGAACGTTCTGGGGGATAAGCACGGGGGCTGGACGCTGTGAATATCAGAATCTGACCTCGACCGGCTCGCAACAGGCTACCTTCACCGCAACGGCCGGCACGACTGAGCATCTTTCTCTCATCGCCGTTCTGGATGCTTTGGCTACTATCTATCAACCCTTCGGCGGTCAAGCCGGGTTTTTTGTTAACGATATCGTCCTTCAGTGAGGAGTTCCTATCATGCCCATTCCCTGTAAGATTTCCCTCGATGCCGGCACTGCGCTGGTCATCTCGACCAGCGCGCCAACACTGTTGATTCAAGGGACCAATTCCTCGAGCAAGCCAATCCGTCTGAAACGGATCGAATTGCAATCCAACAACCCCGGTGCGAGCCAGCAGGTTATCCAGTTGAACTATGGATTTTATACCACTGCAAGCTCGACCGGCGGCACTACGCCTACCGCAGTGCCCGTAGATGAGGGATTGACGGGAATCTATACCCCCTCCACGACGTTCCGGGTAAATACCACGACTTTGGGAACGACCTTCGCGCAGAAGCGAAGCTGGCAATGGAACACGGCCAACTATTTCGACCTGACTGAGGGCATGTTGGAAATTCAGGATGAGATCCCCGCTGGCAAGGTCTGGGCGCTCGTGATTCCGACTCAACCAGGATCGGCTGTTTCCGTCACTGGAACGATAGGATTTGAGGAATTCGGCTGAAGTTGACCCATGGGAGGATCGACTTACGTTGCAATCGAGAACCGTGTGGCGCTTGCGCCGCGCAGCTCGGCATTGCTGTCTATTCTGACCTCCTATAGCTGCGACTTTTTTACGGGCCAGGATACTTACGGATGGCCTGAACCCGATCCCATCTGGCAGCCTACACAGAAAGCCTTCGTTTCTGTATTGGAATCAGGTACTGCTGTACCGAGCATCATTGGATTGTCCGTCTCTGCGGCTCAGATGGCTCTCGCGGTAGTAAACTTGAGCGGTAATGGAACCGGGGTTGCTTCCTCGTCGCCCGTAGGATTGGTCCTCACGCAATCTCCGGCGCCACCATCCTATGTTTACTACGGAAGCGTGGTGGATTATACCTATTCGATTTCCCAGTCTGTGCCGATGCCCAACGTGGTGGGATTACAGAGTGATGTCGCGATAGGAATATTGATTGCCGCCTTCGATGCGCTGGTCTCTACACAAGTCGTCAATTCGAGCCAGCCGATGAATATCGTCGTGGATCAATCGATTCCGGCAGGTACGCCGGTTTTTCCCAATACGGCGGTGTTGCTATCAATCTCCGCAGGTCCCAAGAATCACGTCATGCCGAACGTTGTGGGGTTGCTCTTCTGGGAAGCGTTACAAACGCTCCAGAATCAAGGGGTCTACCAGCCTCAATCGGTGGGGTATTTCGGCACCTTTCCGATCTCGGTGAAGTTTCTCAATACCCCAGAGCCCTTAGATCCTATAGTAGTCGCTCAAAGTCCAGCTCCGGGCACCCCGATCGCGATCAATGGGCCTATTGTGTTGACTGTGAATGAAACCAAAATGGGGATCTCACTGCCATGATCGGCTTAGACCTCGTAAAACGCGCTCTGCGCCACATCAATTCCTACCAGTCCGGAGAGACGATCGCGCCAGCCGATGCTCAGGACGTGCTCGATACGGGCAACTCCATCCTGGAGCTATGGAACACGCAGAAGCTCGCCGTTTTCGGCTCAAACGAGAACATTCTCTCGTGGATCGTCGGTCAGAATCAGTACAAGATCGGCAATCCCAAGTGCACTGACATCGGGTTGCCGGGATTTACTGGAACCGTCGCGAGCGGCTCGTCAACTATCATGGGCGTGACCCAGATCCCGGCAAGTCTGGTTGCGGGCACGTCCTACAACCAAGTTGGCGCAGGCTCGACGCTCACGGACTTGCAGAGTCTATTTCCGGATAACACGTATGTGACAGCCTTCAACGCAGGCGCGCAGACCGTGACAATGAGCGCCAATGCGACGGGCAACTCTCAGGGCTTGGACCAGATCACCTACACGATCCCAGGTGACTTTCCGATCGCGCGTCCCTTGCGGATTACGAACGCCTTCACGCGTATCAACCAGCTCGATTTCACCTTCGATGTCTACGACACCCAAGACCGGTTCTTGGAGATCCTCTATAAGGCTCAGCCAGGCCCATGGCCGACCGTGGCTTGGTACAACAACCTCATGCCCTATGGCGTGCTGAACGTCTACCAGACGCCAGGGCAGGGCGCCTCCGTATATCTTTTCACGGATACCATCCTTTCCAATCTCACCTTACAGCAGACGATCATCATGCCGCAGGGCTATGCCTTTGCGCTCGAATGGGCGATGGCCGAGATGATCTGGCCCGACTACTGGGGCGAAAAGCCAGTCCCTTCGCACATCGCAAAGAACGCCGCGCACGGACTTGCGACGATTAAGGCGCTAAATGCAAAGCCGGCCGCTCGAGGCGCATATGACCGGATGTTGGTGAGTGGCAATCGACCTGATGGCGGATGGATTTTGACGGGCGGCTTTCGGTGATCCATGGCTATCGATGTATTCGGCGATTTTTCGCTCGTTGGTGGTGACAATACCGCGCCGAATCCGTTTCAGGATCGTCAAGTCGCGATCAACTGGTATCCTGAGATATCCCCTTCCAAAGCTTCGAAGACCGTCACGGCGCTCCTGGGCTGTCCTGGCCTGATTCAACTCCTGGCCGCTCCTAATGGCGGCGCTCCCGGCTATTCCCCCTCCCTAACCGCATGGCCGCAGCCTTACTCGGGACCATTCCTGCCGGTGCGCGGCTTCTGGGTGCTGCCCGGACGCACGCAGGCCTTGGCGGTTATTGCGAATGCCTGCTACCTCATCACGATTGTGAGTGCTGGCAGCTCCACCGTCCCAGGCGTTCTCAATCTCGTTCAGGTAGGAACGCTCAACTCCAACTCTGGCCCCGTGCACATCCGTGACAACGGTATCGGCGGCTCTGCGGTCATCGTCGATGGGCCGAATTACTATCTCTACACAGTCGCCACTCAAACGCTGACGTTGGGTAATGACCCCGCATGGCTTGGGTCAACCACGGTAGCCTTCATCGATGGCTGGTGGGTGTTCAATCAGCCTGGGACGCCCAAGTTCTATACGAACGCGCAACCCTATTCGACGGCCCTCAACGCCACGCTCTTCAATCTCAAAGATGCGTTCTCCGACAATCTCATGGCGGTCTGGGAGAGCAAAGAGGAACTCTGGTTGCCCGGGGAGCAAACGACTGAGATCTGGTATAACGCGGGAGGGGCATATTTCCCCTTTCAGCGCTTGGTCGGCACGCTCCTTCAAGTCGGTTGCAAAGCCCCCCATTCCATTGCTCGCTTGTCCACCGAAGGCCAGGACGGCCTCATCTGGTTCGGGCGCTCGGACCGCGGTGAGAACATCGTGATCCGCACGAAAGGCTTCATCGCCGAGGTGGTCTCAACGCCCGCGGTGAGCAATGAAATTGCGACCTACACCACGACAAGCGATGCCATTGGCTACACCTACCAGGAGGATACGCACGAGTTTTACGTGCTGAACTTCCCCACTGCGGATCGAACGTGGGTCTACGACGCCTCCATGCCGATCGAGTTTGCCTGGCACCGACGCCCATCTTATGACCCCTACGCCGCGCAGTTTCACCGTCACCGCTCCAACTGCTTCATGCAGTTCGCCGGGATGCGGATCGTCGGCGATTATCAGAATGGCGCGATCTATCAGTTGACGCGCGCGGTTCAAAACGATGCGGGCTGGCCGCTTTACGGGCGCCGTCGCGCACCGATGATCTGGGACAAAGAGACGCGCGGCCGGGTGTTCATGTCGAGCCTGCAGGTGGACTTTGTACCTGGACAGGGCGCCTCTGCGGGCTTGGGCGCCAATCCGACCGCGAATCTCACGATCTCGCGCGATGCCGGCGCCTCCCTCGGAACCGCCTACGAGCCCGCGCCGAGCAATACCTTCCCGGCCCCCATGGGCGGGATCGGCCAGACGTTGAATCGCACGATGTGGCGCA